AATCGTGGCCCTTTTTTTCGTTCAGATTATCCGTGTCCGTGCGGAGACTGTACGCTCTCCGGCGGAGACTGTCTTTTACCCGCTTGCACCGAAATATATCGAAACGGGCAAAGCGGGAAGCGGGAAATCCTTTGTAATATATTGATTCTATTAAAGAAATAAATGTATTATAAAAGTGTTGACAGTTCTAATACATCTCTATAATATTTCTACATCGGGATTCATTTTGAAGCCCAGAACAGGAGATACAAATGAGTAAATATGACGAGTTCTTCCCACGCCAAAAGCGCCCACCATTCGAGCCTACACCGTGGTTTATAATAATTATTGTTGTAATGGCTATTGCCTTCACTTCCTACCTCTCACAATGCGGAGCATAAAATGATTACAGACTTCCAGTTAGCGGCAGCTAGGTTAGTAATAAGTTTCTCACGAGCAGATAACGAAACTAAAGCCAACCTATTAGACTCATACTTTGCAATGGTCAGACAGTATGAGGAAGCTAAGTATCACAACAGAGAGCAGGAGCAGAATCAGGGCTTAGACGAGGTGCTTGACGATCCGCGTCACGGACAGGCTGAACCGCTAAACAGAGGTGACTTCTAATGAGTACAAGAGAAGAACTAGTGAAGGCGGTTTGGAATGCTGCTGCTGTTAGGGCTGCTGCTGCTCATGCTGATTGGGATTCTGCTTATGATGCTTGGGACGCTGCTAGACAGGATTTGAAGGCTTACGACAAGGAGAAGAAAGATGAACTCAAATTACGATACTAGCCCCAGAACGCTCAGAGAGGGCGTAGAACGCAATAAGTCACACGATGGCTACCTACCCTACCTAAACGCTCCTCGCGGCATGGGGCGGGGCTACTCATCCGGCTCATGGGCTGAAGATGACAGGCGGCTGGTACTGTGGATTAAAGTCGCGTTTGTAGCTGCGATAGGAGGTCTAATATGTATTTTTCGGACGATTATCGTCAGTTAGCATGGGATGCCTTATTAATTAAGGGATGGGGCAAAGATGTTCGTATGCAAAGTCTGGTTGATATGTACAAAAAGGACTTTACAGAGCAACAGTCTCCGTTCTCTGAGTTACGCCGATTCCCGTATATGTGGGACACCAGCCTATCAGCCAGAGTATTTGTAGCTCGATACATCCCTAGACTGTCAGAAAAGCTATGGGATAGTCCAAAGGACGCACAGTTCTGGCTAATGATGCACGGAGACAAGGTAAACAGACAGGACAATGCGGCTGATGCAGAGTCTAGGAGAAAGGACATTAATCTAATAAAAAAGTCTATGAGAGAGGATAAAAAAGCAATTGCCGGAAAGATTGAACGTAAAGATCTGTATGCAGCACACAGGCCCAGCGGTCAATGGAATGTATGTAAATAAGTATAATACTCTGGTATAATTATGATATATATCAGGAGGAAGTATGGCACGAGCAGTATCTACAATTCGGGCGTTACTAAAGGACTATGTGGGCGAGATCACGCTAGCTGAGATAGATGCTAGATGTGACCTAAAGACTTGCGAAATCTCAATGGCCTTATGCTACTTACTAAAGCAGAGATATGTTACTAGAGTGCCTATAAAGTCTAATCTGATACTGGGCCGTAAAGAAGTCTGGCTGTATACCTACTACTCAAAGAGACAACCTATTGTGTCCTGAGTGCCAGATAGCAGAGAAGAACCCCGGCTCTGGCTTATACCAATTCAATTGCCGCAGTTGCCGACAAAGACTAATATTAAAGAATAATTGCAGAGAAGTAAGAAAGAGGCTAGTCATCCAGTTCAGAAAATGGGGTGAGAACGAGGCAACAGAAGAGGGAGTCTGCAAGTGTAAGGAGTTCTGTTATAGACAGAGGATGGTAGATGGACGAGGCTGATTACGCTAACGAGGAAGCAGAGCAAAGACTTTCAGCCCTGATTAAACAGGCTAGGAAGCCTATTCCCAAAGGAATTCCGGGTGATTGCGACCTGTGTGGCGAGTGGTCACGATTAGTAGAGGGAGTATGCGCTCCATGTCGAGATCGTTACAAAATCAAATAACTAGGAGAGATAAATGAGTCATTCACCACAACAATTCGTACTAACACTACTTCACAGCGTAACTAACGCCCACATACTGCACTTCCAGACCAAATCCTACAGCGAACACGTTGCATTAGGCACTTACTACACTGAGGTAGACGAGCTTGTAGACTCGTTCGTAGAGGCATATCAAGGCTGCTATGGGATCATAGATGACTATGAGAAGTATTATCTACTGCCTACACCACCTCTAAAGTACATGATGAGTCTAAGTAAGTATGTAGAAGATGAAAGAAAGAAGCTACCGCAAGACTCAGAGCTACAGAACATAATAGATGAGATAGCACAGCTAATCGACAGCACCATCTACAAGCTGAAATTCCTAGCATGATACGCATGGTCAAGACACATAACGGCTACGCAATGCACGAGATAGTCTGCGATGGAACAGGAGCGCCAGTAAGTAGCTTCCCGGCAATCATTCAAGGTATGACAAGATTAGACGCTCTAAAGTACATGGAAGATGTAATAGATGCAGCCAAGTTACCAGCGATACGACTCAACGAGAAGCGAGATATATGATAGTCATTAAAAAAGCAAGTAAAACTGGTAGACCGCCCGGCCCGGGTAGACCAAAAGGGCTGGCAAATAAGTCTACAGTAGCCGCTCGAGAGGCCATTGCCCGGTTCGTTGATGGTAACGCTCACAGAGTGCAGATCTGGCTAGATGCGATAGCAGCAGAGAATGGGCCACTGATGGCATTCCGATGCTATACAGACATGATTGAGTACCATGTACCAAAATTGAGCCGCACAGAACTCACAGGCAAGAATGATGGGCCAGTAGAAATAACGATAAAATGGAAAGCACCGAAATAGAAATGGACTACCAGCCCCGGCTGGCTTTCATGCCGTTCCACAATCGCACCCAGAGATGGGCTTGTCTAATTGCTCACAGGCGCGCAGGGAAAACGGTCGCAGCGACCAACGATTTAATTCGTGCTGCGGCAGAATGCCAGAGTCCGTGGCCTCACTTTGCCTACGTCACGCCCTATAGATCACAGGGAAAATCTGTAGCTTGGCAATACTTAAAGCACTACGCTCGTCCTATTATGAAATCAGCTAACGAGGCCGAATTATTTATTACTTTGCTCAATGGAGCAAAGATAAGCATCTTTGGCGCTGATAATGCCGATGCGATGCGCGGACTGGGCTTCGATGGCTGTTTCCTAGATGAGTACGGTGATTTCAGGCCCAGCGTGTGGGGGTCGGTAATACGTCCTGCGCTGTCAGACAGGCAGGGTTGGTGTGTATTTGCTGGCACTCCGAAGGGTAAAAACCAGTTCTGGGATATCTACAAAACGGCTCAGAGAATACCTAGTGAGTGGTTTTGCATGGCACTCAAGGCATCTGACAGTAAGTTATTGCCAGAAGGAGAGCTGAATGCCGCCAAAGCACAGCTATCAGAAGATCAATATCTACAAGAGATGGAATGCTCATTCGAGGCAAGCATTCTAGGAGCTTACTACGGTACGGAGATGAGGGAGGCTACAGAGCAAGGGCGCGTCACTAGAGTAGCCTATGACAACAACGTGCCTGTTCATCTTGCATACGATCTTGGTTATAGGGATGACACAGCAGTCTGGTTCTATCAAGTAATTCGCGATGAAGTACATATAATTGATTATTACGCTGTTTCTGGTGCAAATATTGATGAAATTGCTGCAAATATCCTGTCAAGGCCGTATAATTTCGGTAAGCACCACCTGCCGCATGATGCACGAGCTAAGACTCTGGCGGCTGCTGGTAAGAGTGTAATCGAGCAATTAGCGGTACACTTTGGCATCAACAGTCTAGCTATCGTGCCAGATTTAAGCGTACAAGACGGTATACAGGCTGTTCGTAAAGTCTTGCCACAGTGCTGGTTTGATGCAGACAAGTGCAGTGAGGGTATCGAGGCTTTACGTCAGTATCAAAGAGAGTACGATGAGGACAAGAAGGCGTTTCGGCAGACACCACGACATGACTGGTGTTCTCATCCGGCAGACGCTTTCCGAATGTTATCAATAGCATGGCGGTCAGAGCCACGAGTCAGACAGCCTGATGCGGCTAAACCGCTGATGGTAGGAGAGCAAAACACAGCAACACTTAACGATGTGTGGGCGCAAGCAAATCAACCTAAGAGAGGCAGAATATGAGCATACAATCACCATTTAGATACCAATCCGAACACGTTGCAGTCAGTCAAACAGCACAAGTCTTAGGCGGCACAGGCGCAATCGGTGACTACATCCACAGACTAATATGTACAGTCACCACCGCTGCTACAGGCAATGTAGTTCTGGTAGACGGAACAGGCGTAGGCATATTGACCCATACAGTGCTACCTGCATCATGCGGCACAGGTATCAATGTCTACAATATCGAGATCAACGCTGCATCTACTACTGGTGCATGGAAAGTAACGACAGGAGCAGGTGTTGAGGTTATGGCTGTAGGCATATTCTCAGCATAATGCCTAGTCCTAAACAACTAGCTGCTGGACTACAGACCTATACGCCAAAGCGTACTTTGTTGAGTGAGACGGTCAATGGCGTTGAGATTACGCCACAGCAGTCTGCTGCTCTATCTGCAACTAACCCTGCATACCAAGCAATGGACGCATACGGTGAACAGGCTAAAGCTAGATTAATTGGCGCACCAGCAGTAGAACCGTCACTGGACACCTTCGCAGAACAAGCTAGAGCTAGAATGATGGCTAGAAAAAATGCCCTCCGCTAAAGAACTAGCCAAAGCCTTAGCTAGGCAAGACTCAGTAACTCAACAGCCTCGTAATAGGTTTCTTGGCGCTGTTGCTGACGCTGCTGGCTATTTATCAGATCAAGCCGACAGATATGTAGTACCTGAGCGCGATCCATTATTTGGCGGTATGCGTGGTGGTGATCTGCTGCCGCTAAGGAACGTTAACAGACTGCTAGACGATCTAAGCTACGGTGGGCGCATAACTACAGGCAGAGGACAGACTACAACGCTAAGACCAGAAGTGGTTGATACTGTTGCGTTAGGCGGGGCAATGCGGCCTTTTATACAAAAAGGTGGTGAAGCTGCTCTAAAAACTATAGCTGAACAGGTACAGAACAAAACTGGCCTACTTGGTAGGAATGTGATTGACCCTAGAATGCGTATGTTTGCGGGGGAAGGAGCTAAGACAGCAGACAAACAAGCTCTCAAGGTAGCAAAGGATATGAAGGCAGCCGGAGTTCCTGATGAGGTAATTCATGCTAAGACAAAGTGGTTCTTTGGTAGTGCTGATGGCAAGCCGAGGTTTGAGATTGATGATAGCCCAGCAACTATTCGAGGAGTCGGAACGGTAGAGAGGGTTGCTGGTAGGCAAGGTACAAATATGGGTGACGTAATGCGGCATCCATCGCTGTATGATGCGTACCAAAATACAAGTAAGATTCCGTTAGAGTTTAGAGGAAAATCAGGGGGGGCATACGGAACTGATATGTACGGCAATGAGGGCATCATGCTTGGTAAAAATGTATCGGGCGAAAGTACACCTCTCCACGAACTTCAACATTCCATCCAGCGGCAAGAGGGATTTGCAACTGGTGGGAGTCCTGATATGTTTATGCGCGGCTATCAAAATAAGCTAAAAGACTTAGACGCACAGGTAACAGACATTAACCAGCAAATGCGCGCTGCTTCCGGCACACCACAATATGATGAACTAATGAATGCTCGAAGTGGCATTGTCAAACAAATTCAAGCGATTGAGGGGCGTGATGGATTGGGTGCGCTTGAGGCTGCAAATAAAGATTACCGCCGCCTAGCCGGAGAAGCCGAAGCCCGCCTAACCCAATCTCGCATGAACATGACAGCCGCAGAGCGTGCAGCCTCATACCCGCCCAGTATGTTTGATGTGCCAGTAAAAGATCAGATTGTAAGATATGGCGATGCTCAGGCTATGAGTGTGCCAGAGCGCAATGGTGTAGGCGGCGCTATGATTCAACGACCTAAGACAGAGTTCGAGATACTGCACGACACAGCCCAGCGCAATGCTGCCCTACCAGTTGAGCAGGGTGGACTAGGACTGCCAGAAGGTAATACCTATATAGACAGGGCGAATGCTCCGGGTATGTATCCGACAGATGCTTATCATTTTACAAATGCTAGATTTTCAGAGTTTGACCCTAAATCTATTGGCTCTGCTACTGATGAAGGGTGGCTTGGAAGTGGATTTTATACAACAACTGATAAAAAACTAGGTGATAACTGGAATAAACAGGTTTCCATGCCCATGCGCGTTGCAGATCAAAACAATTTAGAAGTTCCTTATACAAACTTTGGGCAAGATAAAAGAAGTAATGTATCTGGTGCTTTAGGTGAAATGGGTAACATGACTCCAATCGAGGTTAATGACGCTCTGAATAACTTGGGTAAAACTGGAATAACTATGGATTATTCACCAAGCGGTTATTTACATAAAGAAATAATGTCAGTCGCTCCAAACCAACTGCGCTCACGCTTTGCAGCCTTTGACCCAATGCGTAGACATGAAGCAGACATTCTCGCTGGTGTAGGTGTTGGCGGGATGTTAGACCCTCAAGCAATAGCTGAAGCACTTAGACAACAGGACAGAAAATGACCGAAACTCCAATTGAGAAATATCTGAACGTAATCGGCGCATACGACAACGAGTTCAAGAAGTGGGAGGCTCGTTCTGCAAAGATCGTCAAACGCTACAGAGATGATAACCGCAGCCAGAACTCTAACGAGACGGCAAAGTTTAATATTCTCTGGTCAAACGTACAGACTCTAGTCCCAGCAGTCTATTCTAAGCTGCCTATGGCTGACGTATCGAGAAGGTTTGGAGACAATGACCAAGTAGGTCGTGTTGCCTCACAGATCATTCAGAGAGCTATTGACTACGAGATTGAGCATTACCCAGACTTCAGAGCGACTATGAAGAACGCGGTGCAGGATCGCTTTCTTGGCGGTCGTGGTGTCGCATGGGTACGCTACGAGCCGCATCTAATTGAGCGTGATATGCCAGAAGATGGGCTACAGGTTACTGAGGACGCTGATGAAAAGGATGTAACGAAAGGTGACACCCCAGAAACCTATGAAGAGATCGAGTACGAATGCGCTCCTACAG